GACGATGTAGCCAAACTTGATCTTGAGGTCGCTCATTATCTTGTCTCCTTCGGGCTTCAGTGCCCCTTGACTGTCTTTATTCTACATACGTTTAAGATAAGCACAAGGCTTTTTTGTAAATACACAAAAGAAAGTTAGAAACCGCAGCACGCCGCTCTAGTGCTACGCTCTCCCCGTGTCGCTAGCTTCCGCCCTCTCCGCCGTCTCAGCCAATCCGCTCGCCCGCTATCAGCCTCGACCTGGGCAAGAGCGGTTCCACCGAAGCCAAGCGCAGACGCGATGCATGCGAGGGCCGAACCAGATCGTGGGGAAGTCCTACGCCGGGTGCGCCGAGGCTCTGTGGTTCCTGACGCACACTCACCCTTACCGGGAGATCCCCGACCGACCCGTCGCCGGTCGCCTTGTTCCCTACTCAGACGACAGCAGCAAGGAGATCGAAGGCAAGCTATACGAACTGCTTCCCAAGTCGCTGCTCCATCCCGACTGCCGCTATCACCCAGACCGAGGCTTCACCACCGGGCGTCGTCGGATGCTCAGGCTACGGACAGGTGACAGCATGGGGATCGTCTCGCAGTCTGCGGGCACCCTGGCGGCGGCGGGCTCAACCCTCGACTTCGTGTGGTTGGACGAGCCGCCCGAGCGGAAGATCTTCGCGGAGGCTCAAAGCCGGGTGCTAGTTCGCAAGGGCTGCCTCTGGCTCACCCTCACCCCGGTCGGTCGTCCGGTCGGATGGCTCAAGGATGCGTGCGAGGATGGGCTGATCGAGGACATCCACGTCGAGCCTACGCCAGAGAACACCGGGCTAAGTGAGGAGGAGCTTGACGCGATCAAGCAGATGATCCTCCCAACCGAGCGCCCGCAGCGATTCGGTGGAGAGTGGGAAGGGGCGACGCCTGATCGCTTCTACGGGGCATGGCATGACGGGATGGTGAGCAAGGAGCTGCCCGACTGCGAGCTACAGATTGGGATCGGCATCGACCACGGCGAAGGCCACGGGCGACAGGGTGCGCTGCTCTGCGGCTTCGACACTCGCGACAAGAGCAACCCGCGTGTCTACTTCCTCGACGAGTACACGAGCCAAGGCCACAGCGGGATCGAAGAGGACGCCAACGGGATCCTAGATATGCTCGGGCGCTGGGACCTGGGACCCGAGGCGGTGGACATCGCACGCGGTGACACGAACTCAGCGGGGAAGAGTGAGGCCGGCTATCGCGTGAACCAACTTCTGGAGCAGAAGATCGCGGTCCTCTCCGGCCTACCGCCCGAGGCTCCACCCTTCCGCATCAAGGCGGCTCGGAAGGGGCCGGGCTCGGTGGCGTACACTGCGAGGCTCTTGCACTCCGCGATGGTCAAGGGGTCGATGATCGTGCACCCGAACTGCGAGGCGCTGATCGCAGGCTTCCGTCACTGGCGGGGACCGGGCGGCACGTCCCAGAATAAAGAGCTGTCTCACATTCTCGACGCTGCCCGGTACATTGGCCGGGAGTTCCTCGACACGAGGCACCGCAACACCGACCGGATCAAGGTGCGTTAAGTGTTGACCTCGCCCGCCATCCGCCCTTACCCTGAGCGGGGCGACTCACGGACGGGCACCGAGGACACATGAGCCAAGACACAGCACTCTCTGACATCCCGCCCCTTCCGTCCCAGGACGACGAGGCACGCCGCACCCACTCCCGCCTCCGCCGCCGGCTACTCGAGGGGCAGTGGAAGCAGGACCTTGAGAACAAGTGCCGCGAGTTCTTCCCCGTTGGCACCGTCGATCGCCTCGGTGTACTCGATACCAGCCGCAACCTCTTCGGCACTATCGTTAAGCAGCTTGCGATCCAATACGACAATCCGCCCCGAGTCACGCACGCCGACGCCGACGTGGACGAGTTCGCCACCCGCGTTCGCCATGATGGCTTGTGGGCTATCGGAGCCCGGAACGCGAGGAACACGATCGGGATGCGCGAGGGCTTGATCCGCACCGACTACACGACCGAACGCGGCGAGCTGCTCTATCGGGCCGTCCCTTCGGATCTGGTCTACGCCGAAGCAGCGGCAGACAATCCCGACGAGCCCAACCTAGTCGTCGAAGCCCGGCTTGCTTCGCTCGACATCGGAGACGGCAAGGGCGAACAGGACCGATGGACCTGGGACGTTCTCGACATCCGCGATCCGCAGGATCCGAAGTACCGGGTCCTCTTGCCCGGTGGACGCGCCCGCATCGAAGAAGCGGCCGACATAACCGAGCAGGTGCTTGGTGGCAGCTTCAGCGGCGGAGACTACCCCTACGTCGTCGAAGCCTCGGCGGTCCTCCCTTACAGTTTATTTCATGCGCAGCGCACGGGTGAGTTGTTCAACCCTTACGAGAACTCCGAGCAGGTCGAGTGCACCTTGCACATTGGTGCGCTCTGGTCCTTCTGGGCTTACTTGTGCCGGGACGCGGCCTACTCGCAGCGGTGGGCGATCGGCGTCCAGCTCGGCGGTGGTGCCATCCGGGGCAGCGGCAAGGCGGCACGCAAAGAAGTACACCTTGACCCGACCTCGATCGCGATGTTCACCGAGGAGGTGCCCGGCGGCGGCAGGCTCGGACAGTTCGGGGCGAGTGTAGATCCCGAACGATTCCAGCTTGCGATCGACTCCTATGAGCGCGCATGCCTCGGCCACAGCGGCCTGAGCCCAGACGACTTCCAAAAGAGCGGAGGCGCTGCCGAGTCCGGCTATGCGATCGCCCTCAAGCGTGAGACGGTCCGCAGGATCCAGAAGGCATCAGAGGCCCAGTTCGAACGCGCGGACAAGGAGGTGCTGGCCCTCTCCGCTGCGCTCCTCAACGCGAACGAGGGCGGCAACCTCCCCGAGTCCGGCTACTCGATCCGATACATGGCAGTCCCGCCGACACCCTCGGAGCGGCAAGCCCGAGTCGCGGAGGCTACGTCCCTGCTAGAGGTCGGCCTAGCTTCCCCGGTCGACATCGTCCTAGCTCAGCATCCCGGCATGGAGCGAGCCGAAGCAATCGCACACTTAGAAACAATCCGCCAAGAGCGGGCACTCTTCCCGACTGTAGGAGGCGGGCACCAATGAGCGACGACACCCCGAAGACTTACACCGAGGCCCAGGTGCAGGAGTTGATCCAGACACGGACCTCCGAGCTGCGCGACTCGCGCAACGCACTCACCGCCGAGCTAGCCGAGCTACGTCCCACCGCTTCGGCATGGGAGCAGAAGGCGGGCGCGTTCCAGGCTGAGCTTGAGACGCTCTCCGAGGTGCGCTCCCAGCTCGACGGGCTCCAGTCGAAGCACGCAGAGGCTGAAGCTCGATGGGGCCAAGACCGGGTGCTCCTCGGTGCTGGGATCAAGGATGCCGATGTCTCCGACGTGCTGCGGTCGAAGTTCGCACGCGCCGAAGAGCCCGGCGAGTTCTCCGACTGGTTTGAGCGAGAGGGCCGGAACACTCCGCTTGTCGCTGCGTTCTTGTCCCCCCAGTCCTCGACGCAGGCAGATCCCCACCTCGCGGATCCTGTCCCTCTCGCTCCGACCTCCCCGCAGATGCCACAGGCCAACGCCGGCCGCAAACCAGCCCCGCCCGCCGCTCAGCCCTACACGCCGGGCAGCATCGCGAGCATGAGCCGCGACGAGTTCCGGCGACAGAAGGATTCGCTACTCAACGGGCTGAAGGTCCCGCTTTAGACTTGACGGACGGCGCTCGGTGCGCCTAGCCTTAGTGCGTCGGGTCCTCTGCTAGGTCACTCCCACCTCACGGGCGAAGCAAGAGCACCGACCGAAGCGCCGGTCACTCCCACCTCACGGGCGAGCGCAGCGAAGATTGAACCAACATCTACGCGCCGCACAGCGGCAGGAGTGATCCACAATGGCAAACGAAATTACCTATACCGCACAGGGTGCCGGGGCTTTTAGGGCCACGGAAATCTTTAACTCGCTCTTGTGGGATCTGGTCTACGACCGCACCGATCTCCGACAGCTCTGCGTCAAGCTCGGCGATCTCGGGGGCTCCGGCTCCGCGAAGCTCACCACGCCCCAGGCTGACTGGAACATCCCGATGGCCGCAGCCAACGCGGACGAGGTGACAGCCGCAGGCAACTCGGCAGTCAGCGACAGCCAGCTTGTTCTCACCGTCGCCCAGCAAATCATAAGTTTTGAAATCTCGGATCTCATGAGCGTGACTGGCTCGGCCGGTAACCTCGATCTCGCACGCCTTGCCGAAGCAGTGAGCAGCGCTTACAGCCTCCGCTTCACGGATCAGGTCTGCGGCGTGATTGACGGCTTCACCGCGACGGTCGGGACGAGCACCGTCGATATGACGGTCGACGACTTCTACGCTGCCATGTTCGCTCTTGAGCAAGCAGTTGTCAGCGGTCCCTACGCCTCCGTTCTCTACCCCACCCAATTCACAGATCTACAGGAATCTCTGCG